TAACGGTGACCTGTTTATTGGTAACCAAGTTATCAACCCTGTTACAGGTCAGATTACTAACGAAGATATTGCACAGTTGAATGTTGTTGGTGAAGAAAATACTACAATTGAAACATTCTCTGAGTTGGTTCTTACCGATAAACTAACAGTTATTGGTGGTGCATCAAACGCATTAGAATCTATTTTCGCTGGTCCTGTTACTTTCCAAGGACAAACTACATTTACAAATAATATTACTGCTAAGAAGTTTACCTACAACAACCAAGATGGTACAGTAATTAAGCAAACCCTACTAGCACCTGAAGATGCAAACGGAAACCCCAGTTTTGCTAATATCACAGGATACGATACGCCTGGCGATGGTGATATTGTTTATAACATCAACTGGTCACCTGGCAAGTCTCTTGGTTGGATTTACCACAACGGCGTCTGGTATGAGTTTGGTCTCACGGATACTGGTCAAATTAATGTTATTAATGACTCTGGTGTCACGAGGATTGGTCTTGGTGTTGCTCCTACGTCTCCTTACAGGGCAAACATCAATGGTTCCGTAAGGGTAGATGGTGACTTAGTTGTTACTGGTCGTGGTTCTGTTTCTGCAAGCAAATATATTACCAAAACATATACAGGTAATGGATCTCAATTGACATTTGCAGTCACTACTTATGGTGGTGGTATTCAACATACTGATGATTCACTCTTAGTATTCTTGAATGGTGTTGCCCAAATTGCGGGAACTAATTACACAGTAGACTCTAATGGAGCAAACGTAGTATTCAGTTCTGGAGACGCACCACAATCTACAGATACGGTGCATATTCTTGAATTGCCTATCTAAATAACAAGGAGGGTATGTAATAAAAAATGGCACTTACAAAGATTAGCGGCAATCAGATTGCCGACTCAACATCAGCGATTATTACCACACTAAGTTTTTTGAACACTGGTAGTGTTTTTAGACTTCCAGCAGGTACAACAGCACAGAGACCGACTGGTATTTCTGTTGGAACCATGCGTTTCAATACAACTCTGGATGCTGCTGAAGTATACAAAGCAGATGATGGAACAGGATCTGCTGGATGGTCTTCAGTTGCTGGCGGTGGTCCTTCTCTTGGCACAGATAGTATCATCAGAACAAACCCAACTACCATTTCAGAAAATATTACAGTTGGTCCTACGGCAGGTGCAGAATTTGCCAACGGAATGAGTGCGGGTCCTATCACAGTAGCGAGTGGTTACACTGTTACAGTCGAATCGGGTGGATCATGGAGTGTTGTCTAAATGAAACTCAATGTTGCTCAAATCCAAGGATTACTTGCTAATAATTTTCAAGTAACTGTTGATGCAGATGCTGCATTGAATTTTACCGCAGGGTCCGAATTAATTGTTACAAACCTGACAACTAGTCATATGGTTGTTCCTTATGGAACTACTACTGAATGGGACGTGCAGCAAAGAGTTCATCAAAAAACTTTTTTGAATGGACAGATAAGATATAATACATCCGATAATCAAGTGGAGGTATATTATAATGGTGGTTGGTTACCATTATCTACAGGCACTGCCGCTCAAGAGATTGGAACTCAATCTAATCCTGCTATAGATGGTAATGCTTTGATGGCAGCAGGAAAATCTTCTGGAATCTATTGGATTCAACCAGAGGGACAATCTGCATATCAAATGTACGTTGATAACAGTAGAAATGGTGGTGGATGGGTCTTATGTGCTCATGTTAGAACTAGCACTTGCCAAGATCATATGACTACAGGATCAGTTAGAATTAGTGGAACTACAGGTCCAAGAACAAATAATACATCTACAACTAAAATGTCGGATGATTGGATTCAAGCATTAAGAAACGGTTCTGCATATACTGGTAATACTGCATATTGGTTGGAAGCAACTGGTTTCAATAAAAATATGTTTGTTCAAAGTGAAGCAACTGTAAATTTAAACAATAGTGCTTCTGAAGATAATCCTAGAACAAGAGTTTCTACTAGTTATCAGGGTGCTTTATCCGACAGAGGTCCTAACACAGGAACCAGAGGTTTTGGTGACCATCATACTTCAGGTGGCACTTATTTTGCTTGGGGTAGACATCCTGAGTCAGGTAACAACTGTGGATTCAGGGAAGACTCTTTGGGTGCATCTAACGGATACTTATGGGTAAAGTAAATGAGTAGAGTAACTATCGGAAAATTAGGTGGCATTTCTACTACTTTAGGACAGGTCACAATCCCATCTGGACACACTCTAAATGTTCAGGGTGATATTTTTCATCATAATAATACTGGGGCAATGAAGTTGCCAGCAGGTACAGATGCACAAAGACCTGGTAGTCCTGCTACTGGTGTTATCAGATTTAATACTGAATCTAATCTTGCAGAAGTTTATACTGGAAGTTCATGGGAGACAATTGTTGGAACAGGTGGTGGAGCAGTCACTAGTACTTTAGGAACGCAAGCAAATCCTGCAACACATGGATTACAGTTAAAAAACGCTGGTTTACCATCTGGATTGTATTGGATTCAACCATCTGGTCAGTCAGCATATCGAATGTATGTTGATAATGATCGCAATGGTGGTGGATGGGTTTTGATGGCACATGTAAGAACTTCTACATGTCAAGACCATATGACTAATAATTCGGTTAGAATACAAAACAACATAGGACCTAGATTTGGAAATACATCAACCACTAAAATGGCGGATAGTTGGATTAATGCTGTTCGTAGTGCTTCAACTTATAGTGGTTCAACACGTTGGTGGTTAGAAGCACATGGTTTTGGTAATCCTGTAAAGAATATGTTTGTCGCTAGTGGTGCTACTGCTGACTTAAATGGATCTGCTAGTAATCAAAATGATAGAACAAGGGTCTCTACTTCATATGAAGGTGGTTTATCTGATAGAGGTCCTAACACAGGAACCAGAGGTTTAGGCGATCACCATACTTCGGGTGGTACCTATTTTGCTTGGGGTAGACACCCTGAGTCAGGAAACAACTGCGGTTTCCGTGAAGATAGTCTAGGTGCATCTAACGGTTACCTTTGGATGAAATAAATAGATAAAAACCATGAGCGTATTACGAGTTGGCGAAATATTTGGGTCTACGGAAACAGACCGACTAATCACCATGGAGAGCACTAACAACATCAGTGTTGTTGGAACTCTTGCTCATAATCGCCTGAGTAGAATGACAATCCCTCAAGGAACTACAGCGCAGAGACCTAGTAGTCCACAAGCAGGACACATAAGAATTAATACAGATGCTGATAAGAATTATGTTGAAATTTATGATGGAACAACATGGTATCGAGCATCTGGCACCTCAGCAGGCACTGTAGGAACACAAGCAAGTCCTGTCACAAATACTGGTCAATTAGCGGGTCAACCTAGTGGGTTGTATTGGATTCAACCACCTGGTCAGACATCATATGAAATGTATGTTGATATGACTAGAAATGGTGGTGGATGGGTCTTATGTGCTCATGTTAGAACTAGCACTTGTCAGGATCATATGACTAACAATTCGGTCAGAATTAGTGGAACTACAGGTCCTAGAACAACAGATACATCAACAACTAAGATGGCGGATGCTTGGATTCAAGCATTAGTTAATGGTTCCTCTTATAATGGTTCTACTAGATATTGGATGGAAGCAACTGGATTCAATAAAGATGTGTTCATTGATTCTACTGCTACAGTTGACTTATTAGCATCTGCTTCTAATAATAACCCTAGAACTAGAGTCTCTAATCAATATCAAGGTAGTCTCTCTGATAGAGGTCCTAACACAGGAACTAGAGGTTTCGGTGACCACCATACCTCAGGTGGAACGTACTTTGCTTGGGGTAGACACCCTGAATCAGGTAACAACTGTGGATTTAGAGAAGATAGTTTAGGTGCATCTAACGGTTACCTTTGGGTAAAATGATAAATAAAACATACAGGATTTTTTTAAGACATGTCTGAAATTAAAGTAGACAAAGTTAAAGGTAGGCAGGCGGCAGCGAACGGTCCTGAAGTAACATTTGATTCTACTGGTAATATTTCTTTTGCTGGTAATATCTCATCTACTGGTGATGTTACTGCTGATGATGTTACAGTTAACTCTTTACTTCTTATTCCGAGATACAATACGAGTGCTTTACCTAGTAGTGCGACTACAGGAACTATTGCATGGGATATAGATGATGAAGTAATTAAAGTTTGGAATGGAACCGAATGGGCAAATGTCGGTGATGGTGGTGGAGCAACTGGTTCTGGCGGTAGTGTATCAACAGCAGGTGGATATACCATTCACACTTTTACAAGTGGCGGTACCTTTACAGTTACTGGAAATGGAATGGTAGCAGACGCATTCTTAGTTGGTGGCGGTGCTGGTGGTGGAACTCGTAATGCTGGTCCTAACTCTGGTGGAACTGATGGCGGTTCAGGTGGTGGTGCTGGTGGATGGGTTCAAGTCTCTGGTATTAACCTCAACGCAGGATCTTATGGTGTTGGTGTCGGTGGTGGCGGTAATGGATTTCAATCTGGACAAAATCCTGGTCAGAATGGTTCACCCTCTACATTCAACGGTCTCGTAGCATACGGCGGCGGATATGGTGCATCAGGACCTGGTAACAGACCTGGTGGACCTGGTGGGTCTGGCGGTGGTGCTGGAGGTGGTGGAGGATCACCTGGTCAAGGTGGTGGAGCACAACAACCTGGTGCACCTGGTCAGTCTGGATCTAACGGACATGGAAATCCTGGTGGTCCTAATCCTAACCAAGCATGTTATTCTGGTTCAGGTGGTGGCGGTGCTGGTGGCAGTGGTGCTACTGGTGGAAACGGTCGTCAAGCACCTGGCGGTAATGGAAGAAATAGCACATATTCTGGACAAAATATTACTTACGCTGGCGGCGGCGGAGGTGGCGGTGGTCATCCAGGTTCCTGTCGTGGAGGTAATGGAGGTTCTGGTGGCGGTGGTCACGGCGGTGTTGCTCCTCAGCGTTCCAACAATGGATACGGCGAAGCAGGTGCTAACCAACGCGGTGGCGGCGGTGGTGGAGGTGCTGGTAACCCGTGGCCCAACGGGTCAGGTGGTAACGGCGGTTCTGGCATCGTGATTATTAGATACCCAACACCCTAAGTCAGCAAAATATAAGAAATCAATCTCAGAATTTTTCATAGTTCTGATAGCATCAGCAGGAGTTTCTACAATACATTCACCCGCAAGGTTAAAGGATGTATTGAACAGAATAGGAACTCCTGTTTTTTCGTAGAAACATGCCAACAGTTGATAAAAATGAAAGTTCTGATCAACGGTCACAGTTTGAACTCTGCATGAATAATCTACATGAGTAACGCCAGGTATATCATCTGATAATACTTCAACAGCGTACATCATGAAAGGACTTTCTTCCATTCCTCTAAGATCAAACCAATCGTTAGCATATTCCTGCATAACTGATGCTGCGAAAGGTCTAAACTCCTCACGTTTTTTAATTCTGTTGATTTTCTCTTTTGCATTCGGATCACGAGGATCATACAAAATACTTCTATTACCAAGTGCTCTAGGACCTGCTTCAGATCTATATTGAAAAATAGCAACAACTTTACCATCTGCTAGAGCATCTGCCACTTCAAATGGTGTTGTAGGTCTAGTGTTTTCCATATACAACTGAGACATATTATCTCTTCGTGGTCCTAGATATAAACTCTTCAAAGGACGTTTTGTTGTATCTCTAGTCTTCTCGTGGTAAATATATTTTGCTGCACCAATAGATGTGCCCGCATCACTAGACACAGGTTCAATATACAGGTTGACATCTTTTGGTAGGACACTCAAATAATAATAGTTTGCTACACAGTTAAGAAAGAATCCACCTGACAGACAAACGTTCTTACATCCAGTTCGTTCGATTTGATGTAGAATATATTGAGCAACGTATTCTTGAGTTTGTTTCTGTAATGTATGAGCAAAATCTGCTTTATCATTGAAACTTTCAAATAAAAAGTTTACTCCAGTATCATGGAGATCTTTGCCGATATAGAATAGTTCGTTATCAATTAAACTATCTTGATAGATTGAGATAGGAAGTTCTTCACCATAAGATGCCATCCCCATAACCTTACCCGCATCTAGTTCATGAAAACCAAATGCCATAGATGTTTTTTGAAATGCCATCCCCTCACCTAGATTGTTAGAGATAAGTGTCTCATCAAATCTATGATTTGCTTCAAAAGGTACAGCAACATGCCTATCAATGATTCTAAAATCAGTTGGATATGCTGCTGTAAATGTTGTTGTTAGTTCTCTACCATAAGTTCCTGATTGGAATTGTTCTCCTACTAAAGGTACGTCTGATCCCATTCCATCTTTAACAATACATATTGCTTCATCAAATCCTGAGTTGTAGAAAGCATGTGCTGCATGTAGTTTATGATGCGATAGTGAGAGATCATAAACGTTTGTATCATACTTATTCTCTTTGGTCTTTACATACAAACTATAAGCATCATCATCTACAAAACAATCGACAGGAGTTGTCTTTCCTACACCAGCAATACAAATATTATCAAGGTTACTAGTATCTAACTGAGTCAAACATTGAAACGGAAAGGCATCGTATTTTCTATTGGATAATCTTTCGTTCTCAAGGTGGTAGACAATTTCTCCATCTTGTAGTAGAGTAGTAGCAGAATTATGAACTCTACTGATACCTAGGTTTCTCATGGGGATCATTAATTCTCGATACATATATTATAACATGATAATGAACTTATGACATGGAACACTATGTGGTATGACACACAGATTCCTGAAGAACTAGTTAGTCTCATTGAAAGGGAGTGTGTCCCATATGATGAAAAGGTTGATGTTGCTCAAGTAAGAGAAGGTGTTTCTTTTAAGACGAGAGATAGTCAAACCTCTTGGATTCCTGCAACCAATTGGGTTGGTGGGTTTTGTATGTCTTATGTATTAAAAGCAAACCGAGAAAACTATCAGTATGACATAGAAGGTATTGATCAAGATGAGATTCAATACACTGTATATGAGAAAGGTCAGTATTATAACTGGCATCAAGATGCCACTATTGAGTCTGTAGGTGAAGATAATAAGTTGAGAAAACTTTCATTCATCTTACAATTATCCTCTCCTGATGAATATCAGGGTGGTAATATTGAAATGAAAACTACTGATGATAATGTTTATCTTGTCCCTAGAAGGAGAGGTACGTTAATTGTATTTGATAGTAGAACTATTCACAGAGTTACAGAGGTTACTGGAGGTATTCGTAAAACTCTGGTAGGATGGGTTACTGGACCGAGGTGGAAATAATGCATCATACAGAGTGGAGTCTTTACGAGATCAAAAAATTAGCAGTCGCACCAGTTTTAATTGAAGAACCCCCTTTAGAAAGAGGGAAGTTTGGATATGATAAACATGGTAGAATGGAAAACTTGTCTGAAGAAGGACAAGTTCCTAACAGTCTTGCAAGATATAATCACCCCAAGTATAAAGAACTATACTATGGTGTAAAACAAAATGTTGAACAAATTCTGGGTGAGAAGTTATATCCAACCTATTATTTTGATAGGTTTTACTTCAAAGGTCAGAAATTAGAGAGACATAAGGATAGACCTGCATGTGAAGTTAGTGTGTCCATGAATATCAGCACAAACGCTGATTATGATTGGCCCATATACTTTCAACTTCATACTGGTGAGATAAAAGAACTGGTCACTAGACATGGTGATGCAGTATTATATAAGGGTATGGAGTTAGAACACTGGAGAGAACCCTTAAAAGGAGATCGTGATGTATACTATCATCAAATCTTCATGCACTATGTGAGAGCAGACGGATATCACGTCGAATATGCTTATGACACTAAGTGCTAAATAACTAAAGATCATTTAATTTTGATTTAAAAGGATGGCACATTACGCTAAAATAGATGAAAATAATGTTGTCGAGAGAGTTGAGAAACTTGATGACTTTTACGAGTGGACAGACACTGGTGAATTAAGTGAACAGAATGCAATTGCATACCTGAGAAAGATTTGGGGTGAGAGCACTAATTGGGTGAAAACCTCTTACAATGCAAACATTCGTGGAATGTATGCTGGTATTGGTGATATCTATCGTGCTGATCTAGATAAATTTGTGTCTGCAAAACCCGCTGGTATGGATTCATGGGTATTCAATGAAGAGACATTACAGTGGGAACCACCTATTCCTATGCCCCCTGCTAACGAAGAACGTACATGGGAGTGGAATGAAGAACTACAAAAATGGGATGAAGAATTACAATGAAAAAACATTATGAATGGGTCGCTTTTGACGCTGCAATTAATTTATTGAGACCTCGTGCGAAATGGTCATTAAACCATGGAAAATTTGATTGGCAAGATCCTAGACCTTGCCCAACCATGGAACAAGTTGAAGACGTATTAAATAAAATTAAAGACTTTGAAGAAAGTATTGATTACATTCTTCTACCAGAACAAGAGGCGGCAGAACCTAATCCATGTGAAGATCCAGAATTTATTGCATGGAATTATCAACAGGATCTTAATGATGGTGGCACATATACTGGCGGTGGTAACGTGCAGGGCGAAGGAATTGGAGGAGAAGGTGGTGTAAGTCCACAATAATATGAAGGATTATTTTTATCATTACAGATTGAATGATCCTAAACCATTCAAATCTGATGTTGACGCTGCTGTTAAAGATTGTGGATTAGAGTGTCTCAACCCACATATCATGGACATATCTACAAGTCTCCATGGAAAACAATATCATTTAATGGAAGAACAAACTGTTCCATATCTTAATGGTATTGTGAGTCAAGTCAAAAAAATGATTGACGATTCTCTCAACGTAAAAAATATAAAACTAGCATCTGCATGGACAGTGTATGGTGAGAAAGGTACATTTCATACCATGCATCAACATAATACTAACAATGATATCTGTAGTGTGATATACTTGGATGTGCAGGAAGAAATTGCACCACACAAGTATGGTTCTTTCTATTATTATTTGGACGGTATAAAATTATTTCCACCAGGTGTTGGTGATGTATTAATTTTTCCAGCAACTTTATGGCATGGGTCATATCCCCAACAAACAGATATGAGACATGTATTGAATCTTGACTTTACTTATGAAACAGATCTTCAGTAATCAATTCTATTATCAATATAGAATGCCTGACTTTGATCTTCTCAAAGAGAGATTGGAAACAGTCACAAAATATGATGATTCTGACTTTACATGGGGAGACCTATGTAAGATTGAACGCGACTCATATGATGTAAATGATTTCTTTGATATCTTAGTCAAACCCTTGGGGTTGCTGTCTGGTGATCTTGGTGTACAATTCAATGCCAAGTTCTTAAATCCATGGGCAAACAGATACGAGAAGGGTGCATTTCAAGAGATCCATTATCATGACGATTGTGATATTGCAGGTGTTGTATTTTTGAACGATGGTGAAGACTTCTCGAAGTTTTATTTTTGGGATGCTAATCACACAGCATTTACTAAACCATGGATCAAAATATTAACAAAAATGAAATTATCTAACATTTATTATCCTGATGTAAAAGCAGGTGATGTTATATTGTTTCCATCACACATGTTACATGGAGTATCTCCACATGGATCTGATACAGTCAGAAAAACATTTTCTTTTAATGTGGTAGTGACAGATGTCTGAAGTATATCTAACTGAAAATTTTATGTCTGGTGATACATGTGACTGGTTCACATCCTTTCATGAGACTATGTTTCCGTTCTATGGAACTAATTTTGAAAACAGAAAGATCATTAATTTGACTGAACTGATTCATGTATTGTACAATAATACTCTACCATATGATGTCACTGACTATTTGAAACAAACTCAGGCGGATCTCATTACAGAAGTTAAGAAGTATGATCCCCAAGCATTTCCTAATTACATTCACTGCACTAAGTGGACTGCACCTATCTACCAACCAATTCACACAGATTTTGATGAGCATGTGTGGACATCTATTTTATATCTCAACGATAACTTCACAGGTGGCAATACAATCATTGAAGGTGAGAAGATAAAACCCATGAAGGGTGCTGTTCTTACATTCAAAGGTGAACTTAAACATGGTGTTGAAGAAGTTATTCAGGGCAATCGTTATACAATTTCGGTATGGTATAAAAATAAACTAGGAGTAAACAAATACAGATGATTATCGATTTATTCCCAACATCAATTTACATGGATAGTTTTGAACTATCTCCCAGCGATCATGCAAACTTATCTCAGGTAAAACTCTACAGAAATGTAGATGAGGAAGCATGGGTCAGCGATACTAATTTACATTTACAACCATGGTATCAAAGCATACAAGGTAAGATACAAACTCATGTAGAGAAGTACATTTATGACGAAATGGGTTTGAGTAAAAGTTATAAGATGCAATGTCATGGTGCATGGTTGAATAGAAATGACAAAGGAGATTACACATCAATTCATCATCACTCTAACTCATTGATTAGTGGTGTCTACTATCTTGCTGTTCAAGATACACAGGGACGCATACAATTTTATGATGACAAAGATGGACCTTTCGGTAGATACTTTACTGTATTAAATTATACAGAACAGAACAATCGCAACAGTCATCGTGCTAACGTAGAGTGTAAAAATGGCACAATAGTATTATTTCCATCGAGATTGAAGCACTCAGTGGCACCCAACCTGTCCGAAGAACCCAGATTCTCACTAGCATTTGACTATACTATTGATGGTATTTTTGATGCGATGGTCAACCGAGTGAACTATGTGCCAGTCAAATAAACTGTCCACCCACTTCCCCATTCCAGAATTGTGTGCTATAATTCATAGGTAAACCACACGGAACAATGCCGCAATTCACTCTCATTTGCACAGACGAAGACAACACAGTATCACGAAAGGAATTTGAGGCGACTGTTCTAGACGAAGTTGTTGAAAAAACTGCTGACTTCCTGAAGGGAGTTGGTTATTGTTTTGAAGATCTTCAAACTCAGGTGTATCCTCTCCCCGATGAAACACCTGACTATGACACGCTTTATCGGAATTCCGATACCTGATACATATTACAGTAGTTTACTAAATTTTCAAACTTAGACATGGGTAAGACTTTTCGTAGAGGTGGTAACGAACGAGGTTACTACTCTTTCGGTAAATCTATTCGAGATAAGCGAGCAAAAGGAGGAACCAATCGTACAAACTGGGGGGATGACTACAATGAAAAAACAAAAGAGTCAAAATCTAAAGGGCGACGAACAAACAGTGTCGAATTTGAAGATGACAGTTGGTGAAAATGACTTCGATGAATTTGAAAGAATTTATGAAGACATTGAATATGATGATGGAACTGCGGTAGACTATGACCTAGACTACACTCATTCAGTCTGATTAAATGGATACCGAAAACCAAGACGTAAAATTTAATCGTGGACTCGACTTATTCATCGAGTCCGTGTTGAAACCCGATCACAAACTACGTCAATGTGCTCACAATCAAAAGTGTTTCAATGAACTCATGTGGGTCAGAGATGACGTGCTAGAGTATCTCAGAACAAAGCGGAGGGACACCTAAAATGATAGGTCTCCACTCTGCTATTCTCGACAAAGATGAAAAAATGATCCTAAAGGATGCCTTGTTCATGTACGTTTCTAATTTACAGAAACGATACTATCGTGACAAACTTATTGACAAAACTGTCTACTTCGACAAAATGAAAGAGGTCGAAGAAATTGTTGAAAAATTACACCTTTCGGAACTATACCGATGATGCAAAAAGAAATTAGATTGCTTAAACATGCAATCAAAAAAGGAGAAGAAGATCCGTTCCTCTATTCTAATGAGGAAATGCACAAGTTGAAAAAGAAACTCAGGACTATCCGTGAGTGGAAACGATCTGCTATCATTGCACAAAAAGGAGGATTTGGTTATGATGTATGATGTTGATTTTGACATCGCTTGGGATGAAAATGACATGGTTCGTACACCCGAGGATGATTGGATTTCATCTGTTCTTGGTGATGAAACTGAAGTAATTGATGAACTTATTAATGGCAACTGATCGCTGGCGAGTATCTTGGAAACGGCAAAAGAAAGTCAATGGATTCACATCAACTCAATCAGTTGTAGTGTATGGCATTGACAATGTAGAGCACATTATTAAAACGGTTGTTCCTACTGATGAGTGGGATGTGACACCTGCATAAACTGTCCACCACCTCTTGACTGGGGTGGTGTTTTATATTATATTATAAATGTTGGAGGCAAGGGTGAGCACAGAAGTTGCTCTTTAAGGCGAACCTCTCCAACACATAATTCACTACACTACAATGGAAGTTCAAGCACACGGAAACAAATACGAAGACATCGTAACTCGTGAGAGAACTGGTCTATCTAAGAAAGAATACGATAAACTCAAGAAGAATGGATATACATCCAGTTTTGATCTATCTAAAGGTCTGAAGGTAGACTATAATGCGAGCATCAAAACTACTGGCAACAATACTATTTGCTGCTCTGATATATTGAGAATGATGTCACATGATGACTATCGTTTAATCGTTGGTTGTTATACACAGGAAGGAGATACTAAAGTATTTCATACACAATATGAGTTCCTTATTCAACCTAAGGATTATGCTGTATTGTGGGGAAAGATGGACTATCAACTAGTGGAATCATTTGTAGATTTTGTAAAAGGAATTCCAGAAGGACCAAAAGCACAGAAAGATACTAAATTTGTTCGTGATAACTTTCAACAAAGCGTATCATGTAATGAAGCATTATTCTCTATCAATCCTAAAGTAGACAGTAAGAAGCAACGTCGCGTTCAATGTTCACTAAAACTTGACGAATTGATTGCTAGTGGTGTACAATATACAAAGGAAGATCTTAACCTTACCATTCAATCTTCACGCCGTAAGTTCAACAAATGAGAGCATTTTGTCCCCCAAAAAATACTCCTGAGAAGGACATTGTGATGACGCCAGAATATCTGGCAAAGGA